TTGCCAAAGGGCGATTGAAAACAGCAGTAATGTGAATGGATTGGTGCTTGATCTGTTCGGCGGTTCCGGTAGCACCTTAATCGCCTGCGAAAAAACAGCCCGCGACTGCCGCATGATGGAACTGGACCCGAAATACTGCGATGTCATCATCACCCGCTGGCAGGAATTCACAGGCCAGAAGGCAACGCTTGAGGCCAGTGGCGATACGTTTGATGAAATCGCAGCAGGGAGGATGGCGGCATGACACGCGCAAAAATGCTGCTTCAAGACGACGAGGCCGAGGCGCTTGAGCGCGTTTTAGACTTGCTGCTGACAAACCGTGATTTTGAGCGTGTGTTCAAGGATGGCGCAGAACGGCGTTGCATTCGCAGGATTTCAAAGAAAATCGCGTGGACGGAATGCAAAGCCGCAGCCTAAGCGCGGTTGAGGCCATCACCAGCACGGCGATTGGCTTTGGCGTCTCCCTGGCGCTGACATTCACAGTGCTGCCCGCGTTTGGATACGCGGTAACAGCCCCAGACGCATGGGGCATCACAGCAATTTACACAGTCGTTTCCGTAGCGCGGTCATACGCGGTGCGGCGGCTGTTCAACAAGTGAGGCAGATCCGATGGGGAGAAAGCCTAAAACGCTAACAACAGAGCAGATGGCGCAGGTTGAAGCCCTTGCCGCTTATTTGTCGCAGGATCAAATCGCAGATTACTTCGGCACAACGCGCACCACATTCGCCGCAATGATTGAGCGGGATGCTGAAATTTCTGTGCGCTATAAAAAGGGCAAGGCAAAAGCCATCGGCGCTGTGGCGCATGGCTTGCTTCAAAGGGCACGAAACGGCGACACAACAAGCGCAATATTCTATCTAAAGACGCAAGCGGGATGGCGCGAAACCAACGTGATCGACCACCAATCAAGCGATGGAAGCATGAAGCCGAACTTGATCGAATTTGTCGCCCCCCAGATTGAAAAAGATGATAAAGGCGACGATTAGAGAACTGCCAATCATCACAGCCAATTTTGCCCAGCCCGCAAGAACGCGGGTTTTCAAGGGCGGGCGCGGTTCTGGCAAGACAAGGGGCATCGCCAAGCGCAGCGCCTTGCGGGTTTACCAGTTGGCAGAAGCGGGCATTGAAGGCGTTTTCTTAGCAAGCCGTGAACACCTCAACAGCTTGAACGAAAGCAGCATGGAGGAAATCAAGGCCGCGATACAATCAGAGCCTTGGCTTGCTGACTATTTCGACATTGGCGAAAAATACATCAGGACCAAAAACAGACGGATCAGCTATGCCTTTGCAGGGCTGCGGCACAATCTGGACAGCATCAAATCCAAGGCGCGGATCATTGGCAACTGGACGGACGAGGCCGAAAACGTATCAGACGCCGCGTGGCGCAAGCTAATTCCGACCATCCGCGAGGAAGGCGAACATTGGCTTGCTGAAAACTGGATTAGCTACAATCCAGAAAGCCCCGACAGCGCCACACACAAGCGTTTCATAGAGAACCAAGCCCACGACTGCGTGGTGACGGAAATCAACTATGAAAACAACATGTGGTTTCCAGAGATACTGGACCGCCAGCGCCTAGAGGACCAAAAATACCGCCCCGAAACGTATGAACATGTTTGGAACGGCGCGTTTCTGACAATGACAGACGCGCAGGTTTTCGGCGGAAAGTTTGCGGTTGAGGAATTTGAGGTCGGGCCGAACTGGAACGGCCCTTACCACGGCATGGACTTTGGTTTCGCCCAAGACCCCACAACGGCGGGGGAACAGTGGGTTCATGAGGATACGCTTTACATCAGGCGCGAGGCCGCAAAGGTCGGTCTGGAACTGGACGACACGGCGGCGTTCATCAGCAAGTGCATTCCCGGCATTGAAAAGCACACGATCAGGGCTGACAGTGCTAGGCCCGAAAGCATTAGCTACCTGCGGCGGCACGGATTGCCCCGCATCGAAGGCGTCAAGAAATGGGCGGGCAGCGTCGAAGATGGCGTTGAGTTCATCAAGTCATTCAAGCGCGTGGTTATCCATCCAGACTGCCCACAGACCGCAAGAGAGTTTAGGCTTTACAGTTACAAGGTGGACCGCCTGTCAGGCGATATTCTGCCCGTGATTGTGGACGCCAATAACCATCACATTGATCAGCTACGTTATGCCTTGGTTCCGCTGATGAAGCGGCAGGCAAAAACCACAACGACAACGGTCAGAGGATTGTATTAAATGGCCGTATCAACAAAGCACCCCGAACTGACAGCCACACGCCTTGCGGATTGGCGTCTATGCCTTGACGCCTACGAGGGCGAGGGCATGATGAAGCAGCGCGGGGAAATTTATTTGCCCATGCCGTCAGGCTATCGCGGGCATTCTGATGAGGGCTTGGCAGCTTATAGCGCCTACAAAATGCGGGCGCAGTTTCCAGACGTGATGGCGGCATCCGTTGGCGCTATGGTCGGGATTGTTCACGGCGAAACGATTGAAATAGAACTGCCGAGCAACATGGAATACCTGCGCGAAAACGTGGACGGCAACGGCATCACGTTGGAGGACTTCCACAAGAACGTGACGCGCAACCTTCTATACTTGGGGCGCTATGGCGTTTTGGCAGATGCCCCAGGCGGCGGCGGCGATCCATTCCTTGCAGGCTATCGCGGCGACACCATCATAAATTGGGACCGCAATTTTTACGTGCTGGACGAAAGCGAAATGGTGCGCAACGGGTTCCAGTGGACGCACGAAGAACGCCACCGCGTTTTACAGATGCAAGATGGCTTTTACAGCGCAGAGATATACACCCCAGCGGGAAAAGAGGACAGGACACCCACCCGGCTTGGCGGAAGCGGCTTGACCAGCATCCCCTTTGCAGTCGCAAGCGCAAAAGACATGGGCGCGGATATGGAAGCCCCGCCCCTGATCGGCATCGCCCGCGCTGCGCTTGCCATGTATCAACTAAGCGCGGATTACCGTCTGCAACTCTACATGAGCGGGCAGGAAACCCTTGTTGCAATCAATGGTGATGCCCCAACCGCCGTTGGCGCGGGTGTTGTGCATGAAATGCAAGGCGCTGATGGCGTCACGCCCGATCTGAAATATGTTAGCCCTAGCTGCACGGGCATTGATAAGCACTTAGAGGCCATCCAAGACAGCCGCGAAATGGCAATTCAGGCGGGCGCACGGCTCTTTGAGCAATCCAACCAGGCCAGCGAAAGCGGCAAGGCCAGATCAATGCGGTTCCGGTCGGAAACAGCGAACCTGAAAACAGTTGCGCAATCGTCTTGCTCCTTGATTGAACAATCATTGCGCAACATTGCGCGGCTTTTGGGGCAGTCTGATGCCGTGATCAACGCGATCACAGTCACACCGCCAAAAGACTTGCTTGATGCAAGCCTTACAGCACAAGAAGCCGTGGCGCTTTTCTCACTTGTCGAGAGCGGCGGGCTTTCACACGAAACCTTTTACGAAAGAGCGCAAGCGGGCGGCATTGCCAGCGCAGAGCGCGATTTTACCGAAGAATACGCCTTAATTGAAAGGCGCGACCTGGAGGCTGACAGCCTCTAAATCCGGGCCGAAGGTCCACCCCCAACATAAAGGAAAAAAGCCGATGGCTTTGAAAACCGTTCTTGATACCCTTGACGGCGTTGATGACGCCTTGAAACCATTCTACGCAGAAACCGAAGGCAAGTTTATCTTGCAAGTCGAGGGCGTAGACAGCCACCCAGACGTTGCCAACCTCAAATCAGCATATGAGCGCACAAAGGCCGACCGCGATGCGGCACGAACCGAGCGCGATGCGGCAAAAGCACTTGCGAAAGACTTTCCAGACGATTTTGACCTGAAAAAGTGGGAAAAATTGAAGGACGGCAAGGCAGACGAAGCGGCCCTTATTCAGTTGCGCCAGACCCTTGAGGCTGACCGCGATGAATGGAAAAGCAAGTTTGAAGCCGAGCAAGGGCGGGCGCTGAAAAACGCGCTTGAACGTGATCTGACCGATGCATTGACAGGCGCAGGCGTTACAGAGCCAGCTTTTGCCAAAGCAGCCCGCACAATGTTGGCAGGCAGCGTCAAGATCGGTGAGGATGGACAGCCTTTCGTTGAGACGGACATGGGGCCGCTTGGCCTCAATGACCATGTAAAGCGATGGACGGCAGGCGAAGGGAAGCCTTTTGTAAAGCAGCCTACGGGCGGTGATGCAACGGGCGGCAAGAGCGGACAAACCAGCGGTGACAACCCGTGGAAACCTGAAACCCGCAACCTGACAAAGCAAGCGGAAATTCTGAAAACAGACCCGCAAGCAGCGGCCTTACTAAAGGCGGCGGCGGGCATTGCATGATTGAAAGGAAAAAATCATGGCCGTTACAAAAATCGCGGACGTAATTGTCCCCAGCGTATTCAACCCCTACGTGACAGAGCGCACAAGCGACCTGGCGCGTTTCTATCTTGGCGGCATCGTGTCGGCAAACCCAGAACTGGACCGTCTGGCAACAGCAGGCGGCAAGCTGATCAACATGCCGTTCTGGTCTGATC